TAATGTCAAAAGTAGTTTATCGCGGTGTTGAGTATGATACAGAAAAGCGTATCGCATATCAACAGCAAATGATGCAACAACCCCAACAATACAACGAAACCTATCGTGGTGTTAAGTTTGTAAAGGAGGGACACAAATGAATACTTACTTTGTTCGTTACCTAAAGAAAAAAGCAAAGAAGGAAAAACTCCTTCATATTGCTCAAATTAATATGGCAAAGCAACCTCAAGTTGCTTGATAAATCTGAGAGGGACTTGACTCCCTCTCTTTTTTTATGTAAAATTAAAGAAAATTAATTTGCCAATGAATGTTGAAAAAGTTAAACTAATCATCAAGAATATGGAATTGTTAGTTAAAGCTCTTCAATTGGAAATTGAAGAAGCAGAAAAAGAACCTAATAATGTTATTAAATTAGATGATTTAATTCATAATCGTACAGGAAGTTTGGATGATTATGAACCAGACTATTATGAGGAACCATAATGTACGAAGAATTAACTGCCTTTGAAAGAGCACTTGCTAGGTTTGGAGATAAAGTTCAATATGTAGTTGGACTTGAGATTACAAACAAAATGAGTCCTGAAACTGCATATCAGGAAATTAAAGAGATGATGAAGGAACTTAAAAAACTTCGTAAAAAAGAAAAAGATACTTGGGAGAATGAAAACGAATGAGACCAATTAAAGCAAAAGATCTACTTGAGTTTGATAAAAATCTTGAAGTTGTAGTACTTCAATGTTATGCACAACCCGAACAAGTCGTTTATCAAGCAGGAAAATGTGATTATTCAGAGACTCCAATTCATTCTCAAAACCTTCCAGAAGAATCTGAATGTGGAGTGTGGGTGGTAGAGCGTCTTCTGAGCAATGAGAAAGGGCACTGGGGTCCCCTAGAGCACCCCGCAATCACTTTCTCCGTTTCTGGGTATGTTCACAACGTTGCAATGCAAGCAAGAACCCATAGAGTGGGAGTCAGTTTTGATGTTCAATCTCAACGTTATACTGGCAAGAGAGTAATCAAAGTTGCCAACAATGAACTTAAACCAGAAGATGTTTTTTATGTTCGTCCTCCAGGATTTTATACCAACCGCTACGGTAAAAAATACGAATGGACACTTAAAGATTATAATGACGAGTTAGATTTTATCCATGAAGGGTGCGTTCGATACAGAGACAAATACAACAAAGGAATGTGTGAAGAACACATTAGGGACTATCTTGCACAAGCAATTCGTCAGAACTTTGTGGTTTCTTTTAACCTACGTTCTGTTCTTCACATTATGGATTTGCGAGCAAAGATGGACGCACAGTTAGAAATTCAGGCACTTTGTGAGCAATTAGTACCTCATCTTCAAAAATGGACTCCAAATGTTTGGAAATATTATGAGGAAAAGAGACTACATAAAGCAAGACTTTCTCCCTGATACGTATGAAGACGTGGTGTATTAAAGATCATCTTACAGGACATGTATTTAAAACTCTTATGACTGAAGAAGAGTTTCAACAATTTCTTAAAGAAAATCCAGACTTTGATGAGTGCATTGATTGTATAGAATGTGATGATGCACCATCAATTTGTATTGAATAAATACATTTACATAATATGGAGTTTTAAATTGGCAACATATCCAGTTATCAATAAGATTACAGGTGAACAAAAAGAAGTTAATATGAGTGTTCATGACTGGGATCAATGGAAGAAAGACAATCCAGATTGGGATAGAGATTGGTCTGATCCTTCAACTTGCCCTTCCTCTGGTGAGGTAGGAGATTGGAGAGATAAGCACATCAATAAGAATCCTGGATGGGGGGAAATTCTTCAAAAAGCATCAAAAGCAGGCGCTAGTAAATCACAAATTTAATTCACCAATATGGCAAGAAAAAGAAAGAGTAGTGGCGACATTCAACCCATTGGTGTTGGGATGACCAATGCTAGGGCAATGCGTAAAAGAAAAAACCAGATTAATGTTGAAAAACTTTTAGACATTGAGCCCTTAACTGAAAATCAGACAAAGTTGTTTGACTCCTTCGATACAGGAAAAAACATTGTCGCCTATGGTGCAGCAGGAACTGGTAAAACTTTTATTACCTTATACAAGGCACTTTGCGATGTTCTCAATGAAAGATCCCCTTATGATAAAATTTATATTGTAAGGTCACTTGTTGCTACTCGTGAGATTGGATTCCTTCCAGGAGATCATGAGGATAAGTCATCACTTTATCAAATTCCTTATAAGAATATGGTAAAGTTTATGTTCGAAATGCCAGATGATGCAGCATTCGAAATGCTTTATGGTGGACTAAAAACACAAGGAACAATCAGTTTCTGGTCAACTTCTTTCATCAGAGGAACAACTTTAGATAATGCAATTATTATCGTTGATGAATTTCAGAACTTGAACTTCCACGAACTAGATTCTATTATTACTCGTGTAGGTCAAGACTCTAAAATTATGTTCTGCGGTGATGCTACTCAAAGTGATTTAGTTAAAACTAATGAGAAGAATGGTATTATTGATTTTATGAAGATTTTGAGAATTATGCCATCCTTTGATGTTATTGAATTTGGGGCAGAAGATATTGTTCGTTCTGGTCTCTGTAAAGAATATATTCTTGCTAAAATTGAATTAGGATTGTAATGTTTAATCACGTTGAATTGAATCTTCCCGACTTAGAAAGGGAATTGATTGATGGAGTTCGTTATTACAAACTACCAAATGGATCTAAAAAGTTAGTCTCTATTACTTCAGTCACGAGTAATTATAAAAAAGAATTCTTTGAATCTTGGCGTAAAAAAGTTGGCGAAGCAGAAGCAAATAGGATTACTAAAAAGGCAACGAGTAGAGGAACTGATGCTCATACATTAATTGAGCATCATCTTAAAAATCTGAAATACACTTCTGGTGTTCTTCCAATATCAGAAATGTTATTTCAGATTTCTATTCCTACTTTAAATCGTATAAATAATATTTACGCATTAGAAGGTTCTCTTTATAGTGAATTTTTGGGAATTGCAGGGACAGTTGACTGCATTGCAGAATTTGATGGGGAACTGGCGATAATCGATTTCAAGACTTCGGCCAAACCAAAACCAAGAGATTGGATTGAAGGATACTTTGTGCAATGCTGCGCATATGCTTGTATGCTTCACGAATTAACTGGACTGTCAGTTAAAAAATTTGTGATTATTATGGCATGTGAAAACGGGGAATGTGTTGTTTATGAAGAGCGTGATAAAGCAAAACATATAAAACTCCTTGTCAAATATATTAAAAAGTTTGTTAATGACAAACTTCAACAAATTTCTTGACTTTTTAACTAAAGTATATTACCATATATTAAATCTTTGTGAGTAAAAAATTGCCCCTAAACATACTAGAATTAATGGAAAATACTATCGATAAAGAATTCGAAAAAGCACTTGGGGAAAAATTTATTTGTCCTTCTAAGTTTGCTCAAGAAGTAGAAAGATTAGTGCAAGACAATTTAGAACTTAATTATATTGATGCTGTAATCATTTTCTGTGAACAAAATAAGATTGACTTAGAATCTGTTCCCAAATTACTTTCTAAACCACTCAAAGAAAAAATTAAGTTTCAAGCAATGGAACTTAATTTTCTTAAGAAAACTTCGCGTGCTCGGTTAGTATTTTGAAATTGGATCCTTTAAATTGTTATAAAACATACCTTGCCCTCAAAAATCATTTCACAAAACCAAATTACGATTATCAAAAATATTGCGGAAAAGTAAAAGCATCTCTTCAGGCTTTCTATAAGCGTAAGGATAGAATGTGGTTTGAAAAAATGAGTCGTCAAAAGACTGACGATGAAATTATTAATTTTTTTGTTGCAAATTTTGTTTGTTGTGATGATCCTCAATCTCTTTGGATTGGTGAGATTATAAGAGAAGGTGAAACTAGATATAAAAATTGGAAAAAGAAAACAGAATCAATATCATATATTTTTAAAGAAGAGGTAAATGGTGTTTTTACTTCTAATAACTTTCAAGAAATGTTTGAAATAAAGAGTAATAGACATCCTCAAATATTAAAGGAATACTTGCAGGGTAAATTGTCTCTTGAGACGATGGTTATTTTAGATAATATCCTAAATTATAGGAATGATTTTGATCGAAAGTTACAAGATCCTATTTGGGAATTTGTATCTATGAGAATTTTAAAGTATTCCACCTTCATACATACAGATGTATTTAAGTTTAAAAAAATATTAAAGGAGTGTGTATTATGAGTTTCTTTGACTCGGAAGTTGTCAGGTCAGAGATGTCAGAGATTTCTGAACTTCAGGAGGAAATCTATAAAAATGTGTTTAGTTTTTTTCAGATGGACTCAGAGAAAAAAATTGAACACGTTAATTTATTACAAAGACTCCTTCAAAAACAACAAATTCTTTATACTCGCTTAAGTCTTTCAGATGATCCTGAAGCAAAGGAAATGAAAGAACGTGTGATGGAATCCGCTGTTTTAATGGGTCTTCCAAAAGGAACTGACATTAATATCATCTTTAAGAATATGGAGTCCCTCATTGATCTAATGAAGGAACGTATTGACGCCGAGGGCAATTCCTGATATACTAAGGGCAAGCGGCTGGGGGATCCGCACCAAAGCATACCCACACAAGCCAAATACGGAGCATACTAATGTCTTTCGCAAATCTTAAAAAGCAATCTAAACTTGGTTCTCTCACCGATAAACTGGTGAAAGAAGTTGAAAAAATGAGTTCTACATCTTCAGGAGAAGATACTCGTTTCTGGAAACCTACAATGGGTAAGGATAATGTAGGTTCTGCAGTTATTCGTTTTCTACCTGCCCCAGACGGAGAAGATATTCCTTGGGTTAAAATGTTTGCCCACGGTTTCCAAGGTCCTGGTGGTTGGTATATCGAGAACTCTCTGACTACTCTTGGACAAAAAGACCCTGTAACCGAATACAATCGTGGTCTTTGGAATAGCGGAAATGATAAAGATAAGGAAACTGTCCGTAAGCAGAAGCGTAAGTTGTCTTACTACAGCAATATCTACGTGATTAAAGATCCTGCCAACCCTGAGAACGAAGGTAAGGTCTTCCTGTTTAAGTTCGGTAAGAAAATCTTTGACAAAATTCTGAATGCAATGCAACCAGAATTTGAAGATGAGCAACCTATTAATCCTTTTGATTTCTGGGAGGGTGCAAACTTCCGCCTGAAGATTCGTAAGGTTGAAGGTTATTGGAACTACGATAAATCTGAGTTTGATTCTGCGGGTGCTCTGCTTGATGATGACGATGCAATGGAAGCAATCTGGAAGAAAGAGTATTCTCTTTCCGCACTTATTGCTGCAGATCAATTCAAGACTTATGAGGAACTTGAGAAGCGCCTGAATCAAGTTCTTGGTGTTGGTAAAGTTGCTCCTAAAGCACCTTCTGCTGATGAGGAGGAAGAATATGAATCTTATATGCCTAAGCGTTCTCGTGAAGAGAACGTAATGGAAGAACTTGAAGAATCATATCGTAAGAGTAAATCACTTCCTTCTAATACTTCTACAGATGAAGATGAGGACGAAGATGATGCTATGAGTTACTTTAAGCGTCTTGCTGAGGATTGATTAATTCTCGTAAAGTCTGATATTATCAACTCTCTTAAGGGTGGGGTCAACATATTGTTGCCCACCCTCTTTATATGGCATAAATCTTTCCATATCGTTTAATACGACTGGAACATAAGATTGTTTGAGTAGGAAAATATTTCTTTTTTTATTCTCAATACCATCTTCATATTCATAATTTGTAACTGGAACTAAAATATCTCTATTGAGTACATATTTTTGTTGCCCCAATAGAGAATCATAATAATTCAAAGAAAAGTCTGGCATTATTGGACCTGAAACAGTTTGCTTTGGTGCAAAATATATTCCAGATTTTAAGAGTATATTACCTGCCTCATTTTTAATTTCTTTTGTTTCGTAATGATGAACTTTGTATATTTCTTCGTAAGAACCATATTTTTGTAAGAGATATTTATCAAATGCTTCTTGAGTCATTGGCCATTCATCATATACATTTATAATGTTATTGGACAATAGTATTATCCAATCTAACGTTTCATCTCCATACATTTTATATGCAACATTATCAGGTCTTTCATCACCTATGATGTCATATTTTGTAAAAAATGTTAGATCCTGAAAAATGTCATTTCTTATTTTACCCCTTTTAAAAAGATTTTTGGTATTTGTATAAGTAGAAATCAAATCTTCATCAGAACTTCTACTGATATATTCTATGTTTGGTAAATGTCTAAAATAAAACGCCATTTTTTACCACCCCATTCCTTTTAGTCCTTCACCTTCTTCATAATCAGGTTCGTAGATAGGATCAATTTCACCAAAACTCATACTTAAATCATATTGTGTCATTGAACCGTCAGCACCATATGTCATATAATTTCCATCAGGAGTATAATTCACGGAAAAATCGCGGAGTGCTGCGACTTTAATCTTATTTAAATAAGGATGGCTTTCTGTCTTATTTCCCTTTCCAGTGTATACGTATTTTATTTTAAATACATTTGGTGCTAATAAGAACAATTTAGAGTCTGAAAGACCTGGAACCATACTTTTCTTAAAGTATCTAATAATCTTTTTAATTTCTGATGCTTCTTTTGGTTCTCGTGGAGTAAGTTTAAAATTAAATGTAAAATTTCTAAGCGTTGGACCATTGAATAATAATTCAAGGTTATTGTTTAGTGCTCCTCCCATAGTTCTCGAAAGTAATCCTGGAGTACCAACAGCTCTTTCTACAAAATAATTAACCATCATTTGTCTTAATTCACCTTCAGCAGCCGAAAAAGCTTGAGCACCACTTTGTATTCCTTTTAGTGCCGCTGATGCACCTTCCCAAGCTCCACCTGCTGAAGCATTAATTGTATTATATGCAGCATTAGCAAAAGCAGCTGTGATAGGGCTTAATTCTCCTGTTCCCCATTCAACCGACATAGAATCTGAAATTCCAGATTGGATGGGGAGATAGATGTATGCTAGAGGAGTGGATTTTCTTTTTTCCATTCCAACTAAAGTAACATCAGATGCTTGAGAAAAACCCTGAGCTACTGGAGAAGCTAATCCGGATATTTCATACGTTCTAATTTCAAACTGAATATAATCTCCACCATATCCCTGTCTTTTTAGTGGATATGCTAGTATTTGGTCTGGATATCTGTTTATTCTTTTACCCACACTCTGCGTTGCAGCTCCAGGTGCCGCACCGCCCGTGGTGCTAATACCTGCTGCTGGACCATTATTTGGACTTGAGGTGGATGCAGGATCAGGAGGATTAGCAGCGGTTGCTGGACCAACTCCAGCAGATTTAGCTTTGTTAGATAAGAATGATTGCGTCGCTGCTTGTAATTTAGCAGTTGTTGCCTGATTATATCCAGATATTTGCCCATTGGCAGCATCTTGAATACTAGTATATCGAGTTGTTCCAGCACCTACTCCTCTTTGATATAATATATCTCCATTGTTTCCAACAGAAATATACATTGTTTTGACAATAGGATCTGCATTATTTGGATCTATAGGTTCAAATCCATTTGTTGCTAATTTATTATTTCCGTTCGCGTCTTTGTAGGTATTATTTACAAAAACTTTGTCTTTTGAAACTGTAGTATCTGTGACATTCCAAAATGGCATTAGACTTTCTCCCCACTCGCAAGGGATTTAAGAACTTTATCTAGTAATTTTATTCTAAACATTCTACCATAGTTCTTTTTTATATTTATAGACCTAATTCGTCTTCTGTCATTATTTTAAATTCTATTCTTCTATCATCGCACCATTCTTTTGCTGCTTTCCACTTAGCAACATTTTTTTCATAGGTTAATGCTTCGTTCAGATAAGTTTTGTTTTGTTTTCTCGGAGAGCGAACAGGAGGCCTGGTTTGTTTTTTGGGTTTAACTTCAATAATATATGTTTTTACAATTCCATTTTGTTCTTGAACTTTGATTAAGAAATCTGGATAGTATCTTCTAACTTTATTCGTGGTTGGGTCAAAGTAAGGTATAAAAAATTCTTCACTACCCCATTCCAATATGTTTATTTTTCTATCACAATACCTCATAAATTTAAGTTCCCAAGAACTTCTATAGATTATGTTTCTTGAGTCGCCTTTATACTTTTGAGGATTTTGTGGATGAAATCTTCCTTGATGATATTTACTTTCTTTTTCTCTCATATCCTACCTACATAATATATAATCAAAAGATATTTATTCTAATGGCAGGAGCTGTAGCAAAACACTACAAGATGTCTGAGATTAAACAGAAATTGTTGCGACCTGCGCAGACTTCTGTTTATATGGTGAGTGTTCAGACAAATCCAAGTGTAAACAGTTTTGTTGGAAAAAGAGGATACTCTTCACAGAGACATCAAGAAATGATTAATTTGGCTTGTTGCGAAACAAGTCTTCCTGGTTCAAGTTTAGCAACACACGAAGTGAATAATGATTATCACGGTGTGACCGAAAAAATGGTTTACCGTAGAATTTATGATGATACAATTGATTTAACTTTTTATGTTGATTGGGAGTATCAGGTCATTAAATATTTTCAAGGATGGATGAACTTTATTGTTGGGGAGGGAGATTATTTTACTTCTGAGCAATATAAAAACCCCGCGACTTTTTATAGAATGAAATATCCACAACAATATAAGAGTGATATTTATTTAATCAAGTTTGAAAAAGATGTAAGTAAAAATTCTCCTAGACCAACTTTAAAGTATCAGTTTATTCAAGCATTTCCAATTAATATCGTTTCAATTCCAGTATCTTATGATTCAAGTGATCTTTTAAAGATGACCGTTTCTTTTGCATATACAAGATATGTTTTGACTGATGGATTTAGTCCTTATCAAGATTCTACTGCAATAGCAAATCCTCTTCTTAATTCAGCATCTTCTGCTCAAAATCTTTTTGGAAGTCCTGCTCAGCAGGCAATATTCAATAATCCACAATTCCAGGCGGGAGGAGTTCAAGATATACCTGGACTCAGTGGTACTGGTGCTTTAGCTCCTGGTGCTGTTCCAGAATTGCAGACTCTTGGTTCATCTATTACTGCTTCTCAACAGGCTGCTTCTGGAATCAATCGTGTTGGACAAGCTGGAGGAAATACTAGCATTCCAGGAAATGTTGCTTAATAATTAATAAATATCCACTAAATAAAACACCTGAATTGTATAGGAGATTATGCCTTTACCAAAGATTTCTACACCAACTTATGAGTTGGAATTACCTTCAACCGGAGAACCAATTAAGTATAGACCATTTTTAGTTAGAGAAGAAAAACTTTTGGTTCTTGCCTTAGAAAGTGAAAATACAAAAGATATTACAACGGCAATTAAGACTGTAATTAAAAATTGCATTCAGTCAAAAGGTATTAAGGTTGAATCATTACCAACATTTGATATTGAATATTTGTTTCTGAATATTCGTGGCAAATCTGTTGGAGAAGAGATTGAAGTTAATCTAATTTGCCCAGATGATAATGATACGACAGTCTTAACTAAGATTGCAATTGATGACATTAAAGTTGAAAAGAATGAAGAGCATACTAATAAAATAAAAATTGATGATAATCTAATGATGGAAATGAAATATCCTTCATTAGACCAGTTCATTAAAAGTAATTTTGATTTTTCTTCTGGAAATAATATGGAGCAATCATTTGATTTGATTGTTTCTTGTATTGATAAAATCTATAATGAAGAAGAAGTTTGGTCTGCTTCTGATGTAACTAAAAAAGAATTGGTTGATTTCTTAGATCAAATGAATTCAAATCAGTTCAAACAAATTGAAAAGTTTTTTGAAACGATGCCAAAACTTCGCCACGAAGTTAAATTAACCAATCCAAATACCAAGGTTGAAAGTAAAGTAGTTCTTGAAGGGCTATCAAGTTTTTTCGCGTAGCAATGGTCCATATGGACCTTGAGAATTATTATAAATTGAATTTTGCTTTGATTCAGTATCATAAATATTCATTGACTGAAATTGAAAATCTTATGCCTTGGGAGCGTGATGTTTATGTTATGCTTCTTGAACAGCATTTAGAAGAAGAAAAGCAAAAACAATTACAGAAACAATAAATGACAGTTGAGGATCCTACAAAAAAGCAAATTGAAGAAGTAGATCCCGAAGTTGCCGAAATTCTTGGGTTAGAGGACAACTTTGACTTAGAATATGATGAATATATGACTCTCCTTAAAGAGAGAATAGCAAAGGGTGCTTTTGATGGAAAGGAAAAACTATCAGAAGAAGATTTAGCGAAACTTGCTAATGAAAGAAAAAGAATAAGAGATTTAAAGGAATCTAAGTTCACTGCTCCTAAGAAGACTGTGAATGCAGATTCCTTTTTTGGTCGCAAGAAAGAAGAGAAAGAACAAAAACCAATTACAGATACTGCTAAACTTCTTCCTGGTTCTGGTGGAGCAATAGAAAAATATAAACCA